GTACCAAAAACAAACTTTAATCTATTACCTGAAAACGATACAGCTACATCATTATCAAAATCAGCTACTTCTATATGTTCTAATGAATGAGTAGTACTAGCAGATAAATAAGCTACTGGATTAAATGATGCTGATGCTACAGACATTGAACTAGTCTGTGAGTTAGTTATAAATGACCCTGTGTCTGAATTGGTAATAAAAGAACCTGTACTAGCATCTGTTAAAAAAGAACTAGTATCTGCATTTGTTAAGAATGAACCTGTTTTATTATCGTCTACTAATTTTACCCAAGCTCCTCCATGAGCATAATAAGCAGCTCCTTCAGAGTGTACATGAGCAAACATTCCATGATAAACTGTAGCATTAGGTAATGCTGCTAAATTATCATAATGAAATCTTATTTTATTTCCTTTAGCGTTAGAATCTAAAGTACCAGATATAATTTGACTACCTGAAAAAGTATTGCTGCCGGTAAGAAGAGCAAAAGATGAAGAGTTAATACTAGTTAAATAAGAACTAGTAGCAGCCATTAAGGCAGTTACTTCTCCATCAATAGAACCAGTAAATGTATTAACCGAAGCTGAGAAAGAATTAAGAGGTCCTAAATCGCTAGAGCCGCCGCCTCCTGAACCTGTTGCTACTGTAACATTAAAAGTAGAGTTATCTCCTTTAGTAAAGGTTATAGTATTATTAGTAGCACTAGCTGTACTGATTAAAGAACCAGTAGCTGTTTGAGCAGTACTTACAGCTGCGCCATTTAATAAAATAGAACCAGTAACTTTTAACGAACCAGTTAAATTCGCATGAGTTGATAAGTCCTTACTAAGCTGTTTCCATTTAATTAACGCCATTATGCATTCACTTTACCAGTTAACATATATTCATCTGTAGAATCTATACTATAATTTAGACTACTACTAAAAGTAACTACTACATTTACTCCGCTCCCTGTTACACTATGTACTGCGTCGTTTTCAACAGCTACTCCATTTATAAATATCGTGAAATCATTCTTACTTTGAGTAGGAAATCCGTCAGGAATAGTAGCTAGAGAAGTTGATACCCAGGTTAGTGAAGCGGAAACAGAAGCTGAGCCTGTTACAACGTTAACTGTTTTAACTGTGCTTGTTACTGCGTTGTTTAATACTGTATAAGCTTTTTGTTCGCTATTCATTGCTTCTTCTATTGTTTGTTGTACAAATTTTCCTCCGTCGACAGCTAGATCAAAAAATCTAATGCCTCTAGAACTTGCTCTTGTTGTGGAATATCTAGGCATATTATATATTATTTATATCTTTTACTGTTTCAACTCCAAAACTTACTGATGCTTTACTAAAATACTTACTAACTCCTTGAGGTAGAGTATTAAAGTTATCAGGTACTATATGTCCTAAAAGGTTTATTTGAAAATCAGTCTTAACTGTTCTATCTTGACCTTGAGTTATATTAGTATTCGTAGTATAATTATCTATCATTGCTCTAAACTTGAACTTACTAGGGTCACCCCAATAAGAATCAGAAGCATAATTGATTGATTCTACTATTTTATTCATCTGTTCTATATATTCAGTAAAAATAATACAGGAGTAAGTTAAATTAACATAATCTGGTACTACTACTGCTTGATATTCTTTAATTATATTTCTATTATTAAGTAAAGAAAATCTATCATATCTGTTTTTACTTGAATATTTTTTTTCAAAAACTCCGAAATTGTTAGGATTGTTAGCATCCATCTTATTTCCTAAGTTTCTATTTTTTTCTATACTATCTCTTTTAACTATAATAAGAGGTAGTTGTATTTTGCCATGTCTATCTCTTATAAAACCGTTTTTTTGTACTGCAGACCATCTTTCAGGCGAACCATATAGTACAGGAACATTTTTTTTCTTACTATTTTGCATTACAGAAGGTTTAATTACTTCTTTAAAATAGTAAAAAATAGCTTCATCTATATCTCTTAACCCTACAGAAAACTTTTTAACGTCATCATTCTTTACTGAACGTTGAAGTTCTCTCTTTTTCAAGTTATTAGTAGGAACTACTGAACCACTATAGTTTTCTACACCATAAGGTTTTAAAGTTTTCTTAGATAACTCTTCTTGTGATGGTGGGTTTATATTAATATCCGGCATATTTTACTTTATTAATTATAAATAAGCTGTTCCTTCAAAATCAATACCAGTTGATTCTCTTTTTGTCATGTGACAGTCACAGATAATCGATATAGAAGATCCAAATTTATTTCCATATGAAGTTAAATTATAACTTTTATCTCTTCCTAGCATTAATTGATTTTCTCTTACCGTATCTACTACGTAATAATCTTCTTGCCAATTTATAATATCACCTACTTCAGGTACTACGCTTATATCAGCTAAATCAGGGCGTAAAAAAGCAAAAGATGCTTCTCTCTGTAAGTCAGGTAAAGTAAAATCATCTATACTAACTACTTGATCACCTCTTGTTATTAAGCAATTAAGTTTAGCTGGTACGAAATACGTTTTAGTTAATGCTTCTCCGTATATATTAGCATCAGTTTCTTCTAAATTAAGTTTATAGTATAATATTTCTTGTTCTACTATATCTTTTAGTAGTTCTCTATTTACTTTTACCAATAATTCAAAATCTCTATTACTTCCGAATAACATTACTTCTCTTCAATAGTATTATCTGCTATTTCAATAGCACTTATAAAATTATATTTACTTAATGCATTAGTTTTAAAAGCTTCAAATGCTTCAGCTGATTCTTTTTGAGATATTAACTTTACTTTTAAAGTTTCTCTATTATCTCCATCCCCAGAAGCAGTAGTAACTGTAGTAACTCCTGGTAATGCTCTTAATAATTCGGCTAAATTGTTGGTATTTTCACTACCATCGTAAATAACCTGTACCATACCTTCGTATGTTCTAAAGTCAATTTGTTCTCTTAATATATCTAATAGCTTCATTATCCTATATATATACCCATCGGTACACCTTTCAACGCATCTCCTATGTATTGCGTCTGAGTTGCTTGTAATTCTAACTGGTTATTTAAAGAAGCAGTATTTAATAGTTCTCTTAATTCAACTATGTATGCTTCTTTTTCACTTCTTACATCAGCTAACAAGTCAGCTTGGTTTAAAGTAGCTTCTGAACCAGGTACTGGTACTGTTTGATACTTACCTCTTACATAAGCAAGCATTTCTTTACAGATAGTAGCAGCATATTTAAAGATCCACTGCCTACCAGTAGAATTAATATCAGCATAAACAGGATTTTCAGTAGGAACGTTAGATAAATTAGTAATTAACCCGTCATTACCACAGCAGTTACCGCTTCCATCTACTCTACTACTTGCATCTGCCTCAGCAGCTATATCCAAACTGTCGTCTACGAATCGTTTATCTTGCCTTTTAAAATATTCAAAGTATAAACTACCTGTATCTTTAGGTATAGGAAATAATTTCAATTGATTATTAACTATTTCAAAGGAATAAGCTGATTTTCTTACTTGATCATTCAATTCTATAGCTTGTATCTTAGCTAAATCGTAAGATATAGGCATTAACATGAAATTTATACCAGGACTAAACGATCCAAAGTCAAAAGCATCCATTAATGATTGTATACCTGTGCCAGTTCCTGCATATGGGTCAAAAAACCTTTGTATCGCAGGTGGAGCTTCATAAAATACCTTTCTTATCTCTATTCCACCGCTTATTCCTTGGTCTAAAGCCCATTGATTAAGGTCATAATTCTGTTGATCCTTATTTACTGCTATAGATCCTGTATATTTTGTGGTAAATCCTCCAACTCCAGCTTCCATACCGTATTGTTGAGAGGTTCTTATAGTATTTTCTAAAGAAGGTCTAACTAATAATTGGTTAATAGCATTTGCTCCTGATTGCCCTTGTAAATTAGTAAATTGTTGTGATGCTATTGCTTGAAATATTTCATTACCGTAAGAAGTTACTGCTTCTTCGAATGCAGCAAAGAAAGAACCAGAGCTTAATTCTACATCCATCATAGGAAATCCTAGTTTCCTAGCACAGAACTCTGCTACCTTAGGTGCATCCTTTTGAAACTCTAAATCATCGTCGTAGAAACCAAAAGGAGTAGATTCTCCTGCTACAAAAGTAGCATTCCCGTCATATATTGCTATATTAGCCATAGTTTATTATTTAGATACTAAAAAGTACTCTACTGTTGATGTAGTATCAACTGGAGTAGCTTTAATTTTAGTAATATTATCAAACGTAGTTACATTTTGAAAACTACCAGTAAAGGAAGTAGTATTTATCATAAAACTTCCGGAACCAGCTACTGCTATATTAAAGTTTTCAGTAGATGAAGATACTTGTAATATTACTGAACCCGTAGAGTGATTAGTAAATCTAAAATACATTAAACTACTACTTACGAATTGTCCTGCTCCTACACTATTTGAAAAATCTACCACATCAGAAAAAGATCCTGATGTTATATTAAATATTCTTTCATCATGGTTGCTAGCAGACGGTAAAGAAACATTAAAACTAGTACCTCTTTCTTTTCCGTTTAACTTAACTCTCTCTTGGATAAAGTAATTTAAATTAGCCATCTTATATTTTTTATTATAAATAGTTAAAAAAAAAGAGGCCCGAAAGCCTCTCTTTAGTTATTCTTAACCTTTCTTTTTCAGAATATGGTATAAGACGAAGGCACCTACTAATCCAAGTAAGCCTTCATTGCTCAGTCCGCCTAATATCCCCATGATATTGTCTACCACAGATACATTTGGCCAGAATGGTATTACTGCACCCTTAAAGAGTACTTCTAATACAACTCCCAGTGCAATTATACTTACACCGATTTCAGTTAATTGATTGGCCCAAGAGCCTATCTTCTTTAAAAAATCCATATTTAATTGGTTTTTAGTTAGACAAAGATAACTGTCCGACTTCTATAATAGAAAGGAATTCCATGATTATAAATAGGCAAAAAAAAAGAGGCCCGTTAGGACCTCTCTTTATCACTGAATTCTAAAAGTTATATCTTATAAATCGTTAAGATCTGAGATAAATACTTTTCCGTAGAATTCTGGTCTAATCATCTTCTTAGCATATCTAGTCATTAAACCTTTTCTTGGAGTGAAGGTTTCTGGGTCATATACTAGAGGAGTCATCATCAATGGTACATATGGAGCATATACCGCACCAGTTTCAAGGAATTGTGAACCTCTATATCCCATTAATAGGATGTTTTCAGTCATATAAGGATTCTTATATACTCTGAATCTGTTTGCAAGGTTTCCAACTCTTTGTACACCAAAGTTGAAGTCCATTTGATCACCATCAGTATTAGCAGCATATCCTGGAATTGATTCTAAGATAGTTGCAACGTTTGGAGAACAAACGATGAAGTTCGCACCACCTCTAAGAGTTTTTTGGTGAATCTTGTTAGATACTTTTTGGATTTTAGTTCCTAAAGTTTGGAACCACTCTCCTTGAGTATTATAGAAGATAGGACTTAAGTCAGCCCAAGCCGTACCATTCCATACTCTGTTTGATTTAACAGACCATCTCTCAGTAGTTACTGCGTCTTGAATAAGCATATCAAGGATCTCAAGATCAATCTCCATTGAGATATATTCACTCAATAAAGAAGTTAACTCAGCCTCAGCGTCAATGCTGTGGTATGCGTTAAGATCTTGAGCGAACTCAGGAGTCCATTGTGCTTTTAATTTTCTAGTTTTAGCTACGATAGCCTCACTAGCTAGTTTTACGTCAACGTTAGGGATTGTGATTGAAGTATCAACTGCAGCAGTAGAACTTGCTTCAAAATCACCTCTTGAGTTGTCAGCTGGTTGCTTGTAGTACATTACTGATCCTGTAATACCACCGTCGTTTTCAACTGTTACATTTGATGCTGTGATAACAAATGTTACGTTGTTTCCAGATACAGTAGTTAATTCAGGGTGTGAAGTAACGTCAGTTGAACCAGAGAAGAATCTAAATGCTCTTACACCTTTTAAGTCAGCACTTAAACCAGATAATGATTTAGTAGCTGTTATAAAGTGATCAATGTTTAGATCGTCGTTGTAAGCGATAGATGCTGAAGTAGCAGATCCTGTGTCATCTTGGAAAGTGACAGAAGCAGATTTCATTGAATATCCAAATTGACCTGCGCCATAAAGACCACCAGAAACTTCCTCATCAACACTCATTTTGTTAGATGCTGAAGATACATTACCGTACATGTTAGTACCAGCAGTTCTACCTGATAGGTTAGATCCATATTTAAAATCTAAATAGAATACTAGACCTGAAGGTAAATTCATTGGTTGTACAGAAACGAAATCTTGAGCTACGATTTGAGCGAACACTTTTCTAACTAAAGGTAAAGCAACACCTGCCCACTGCTCACCTTCTCCAGCAGTAAAAGTACCACCAGTTCCAGTTACGTTAGCCTCAGCAACGATTTGTTTAGCTTGGTTTTCCAAGATAACTGCCATGTTATTTTTGACTCTGTTATCTTCGATACCTTCTAACAAACCTGAATCTTGCCATTTGTTGGCTAACTTTTGAGAGTCAGCTAGCATACTTTTGTAGTTGTTCGAGCTCTCTAATAGGTTGTTAATTTCCATTTTTAAAAAATTAAAGTTTCGTTAATAAAATTATTTAATAATACCGGCTAATTTCTGCATTCTTCTAACAGTATCAGAAACTTCGTTTATTACTTCTGGTTTAGAAGCTGTAGTTCCTGTTGCTTTAGAAGCCATGCCTAGTTTAGTTTTTGATTCTTTGATAGTATTGCTAGTTTCTTTTTTACTAACTACGCTATCAGAAACAGTTTCATAAACTAATTTAACCTCTTTAACAGTTTCTGCTTTATCAAAAGCAGCTATAATGTTAACTTTTTGACTTTCTGAAAGGTCATTAGATTTAAAGATCTTGTTAACATATAAAAGTTTTGAATTTAGTATATTTACTTCGTTCAATTCTTTCTTTAAAGTTTCAATAGTTTCTAATGCTTGAGATAACTCATCATTTTCTTCTGTTTCAACTTCTTCGTTAACAACTTCTTCTTTAGCTTCTTCTTTCACCTCGTCTACTTCTTTGTCATGTTTACCTTCTGATTTTTCGTCATCTTTAGGTGCTTCGTTAACTTCAGCAGTAGCTTCTAGTTCTTTAAGTAACTCATCTAAATCAATTTCTTCTTCGTCTTCGACCTCAGCATCAACTGGTGCATCTATAGCAGGCTCATCGCCCATACCTTCGATATCTCCAGCATCCATGTCTGCAGGTCCTTCGGCTCCATCACCAACTTCTTGAGCTATGATGTCTCTGATAAGATCCTTAAACTGATCAACAGTTAAGTTGCTTACATCCTCATCACCTTCAGGAGCGTCATGGTCTTCAGCTTCGTCTTCAGATTTTTCTGAATCATCCTCAGCTTCGTCTACTTCAACTTCAGCTACATCTGCTTCTACTTCTGCAAGATCTTCGTCCATTTCTTTTTCCTTAGGAGCTTCCTCGATAGATTCCTCTTCAGATACTTCTTCAGATTCTTCTATTGATTCGTCTTTTTTATCATGCTTAGCTTCGTCTTTTTTCTTGTCATGCATTCCTTCATCTTTCTTTTTGTCATGCATTCCTTCTTCTACCTCTTCTTCATTTACGTTTTCTACTTCTTCGTTCTTGGAGTCATCCATTTCTTGAAGTTTAGCAGCTAACATATCTTTTAGATGAGGAGTTAAAGACTCTTCTAAAGCTTCCTTAGCGTTAGCAATAGCGGCTTCTCTTACAGACTTAGCTTCAGCAATAGCTTGCTTGAATAAATCTTTGTTTGCCATTTTAAAAAAATTGTTGTGATTCTACGATTATTAGGAATCGTAATAAGAATTATAAAAGTGTTAGATGCAATATAATGATTGCATATTCTTTATATAAATATATACTTTTTCTGGAAACCGTTACGCTCTTAAAATATCGTTTATGATATTGTCTAAATTAGAATATTTAGAGGCTTTTTGTTTAGCTTCATTTAAAGCTACAGGGTTCATGAAAGCACCATGAGTTGAAGGATTAGATACAAAATCCCAGCATACTAATTCAAAGTCTGGTTGTACTTCTAAATGTCCTTCGTTAGTTTGAGAAACTGAACCAGTACCTCTAGACGATATACCGATAGTATGGCCAGCTTTAATAATTTCTTTTACTATATTACCAGCAGGAGTAT